ACCGGCGATGTATTTAGCGAGCGTAGGGGTGCTTACCTTGAATAGCTTCGCAGTCGCCGCATAGGTCTCGTTTTCCAAATAGGCGATGTATATCTTTCGTTCCAGGCTATTCAGGGCATTTTTCAGGGCTTCTTTTAACAAATATACCTCGTCGTCCTCCTCCATATTGTGCTCGGTATATTCCTCCTCAATCAGCTCGCCAAGTAGTTTTCGGTCCATTTATTATTCCTCCTCTGTATCGTCTTGCAGGTCTTCCAGGTCATTTGACAATAGACCAAACTTAAGGTAGTTCGTGTAAAACTTGCTTGACTTACTATAAATGTTATTTTGAATTATTCTCGTTATGAGCGCGTTCATATGACCATTCTCGTGGGCATTCAGCAGCTTCTCGTGGTTGTATTCCAGTAGTATTATTATCAGGTCGTCGTAAAAGTCATCTTTGTATTGGTATTTCCAGGGTTCGGTCTTTGCGAGCTTTGAAAATTGACAATCCACGCATTTCTTCGGCAGATTTCCACCATTATTGTCATTCATATAGTACTCAACGATTTCCGCGTTAGACATTCATTTAAAATATTCTTCTTCATTATTTTCAGTATTATAATATTTTTTAAAATCTATTTTTTACCTCCTTGCCAGTCTTATCAGTATCCTTGGGTATTTCCATTTCCCATTTATGTAGCAGTTTTCATTCTCTATTCCTCTGGGGGTCTTACCGTGTGATGCGCATAGCTGTCTTACCTCAATCTGTTTTCTTATTGGTCTTTCCGGTTGTTGGTCCTTCATTACCTCAACATTATCCAGGTCATAGCCAAAAATAGTTATAGGGACACCCATTACACAATCGTAGTCATAGGGTATATCCTTGACCTTTCCTACCTCAATTGCATTATAGTTATCATAGTGCGGGTATTCTGTATGTTTGTATTTCTTGGTGAGGACGAGCTTTTTCTTATCTGGGGTGGATAGTGATGTAAACCAGGCGATGTTGGGACCGGGCTTTTCTCCTTCCTGGGTCTCAAACATCATGGTCTTATTAAAAGTGTAGCCTCCCCTTGCTTTTCCTTCTTTCAATAGGGGGAAAAACTCCTTATAGGTTATGGCATTTACACTTGCCAGTAGTAAAAAGTCTTTCATAGTTGCTTCCTCCTTATTATCAGTCTTATACACACCCTTCTATATCGTTCCTTGCCATTTATCTTCGTATCGTTATTGTGTATCACCTCTTTGCCCATTATCACAATCTTTTTTTTTATCAGTACCCGGCAATATTTCTCTTTTCCTTCTACGGTTGCTGTCCTTGTATCGGGGGTATTGTCATTTAGGCATTTTATTACCTCAACATTATCCAGGTCGTAGCCGAAGATGGTTATTGGAACGCCCATTACACAATCGTAGTCGTAGGGTATATCCTTTATCCTGCTGACCTCAATAGCGTTGTAGTTGTCGTAGTGCGGGTATTCTGTATGCTTGTATTTCTTGGTGAGGACGAGCTTTTTCTTATCCGGCGTGTGTAGGGTGGTATACCAGCAGATATTACCGAATTTCTTGGTGGTTCCGTCTGGCATATCGTATTCCTTGGGCATTTCAACACCCATGGACACCTTTCTTTCTTTCAGCAGGGGGAAAAACTCCTTATAGGTGCAGGCGTTGGTGTTGGCTATTAGTAAAAAGTCTTTCATTAGTTCCTGGTCAGCTTCTTATATCTCGCCTCGTTTATATACAGGTAGGTCTGGTTGGCAAGCTCCTTCCTTTCTCCGTAGTGCTGTCCATCGGCATTTACCTCCACCATCTTCGCTCTTTCCTTATAGGGAATAGTACGCAGGTCCCAGACAATCGTATAGTCGCTGAAACGGGCATATAGTATCGGTATTCTGTTCTCCTTTTCCCACATTCTCATTAGGTAGTCAATCTTATCGTAATCTACCTGGTATCCGTGGTCTGTGTATTCAGTCTGTCCCTTGTCCTTATAGATGAACTTGGTATATCCTCTTTCGTATTTGCTATTCGTGTAGTCCTTTATCTCAATCGTGTATATCTTATTGGGGTTGGTTATGGCGGTGGCGAGGACATCTGTGCGGTCTGTATCGTCCTGCGTGCCTGCTGTGATGTAATAGGTGCCGAAGTCCTCTGCGAAGTGCTTTCTACCTTCCAAATCGGCTTTTCTGTATGCGTTCATTTTGTTGTTTATGTTATTTTGTTATTATTATTCCTTTTACATTTATAAATAGTATCTAAAACGAAAAAAAATCACCTACCTTATAAAAAAGTAGGTGATTTATTGTTAAAAATCAAATATACAAAACGACCCGGATATTACCAAATCGCAGGCGAAACACACATTACCTTTTGCTATTGGTTCATATCCCGGCCATTTCTACATAGAATTACATTAGTACGGAGTTTATTTATAACTATTTATGGCATATCACATTCTATTGTTCCGGTATCAGTCTTTGTAAAGATGCACTTTATTTTTTGCTGCATAAACACAATTGAATTTCTGTCATTTCTACATTAGTACGGAGTTTTTTTATGACTATTTATGGCATTTATATTCGTTCGGCATTATTTTCTCGTAGTGATATTGCTTCTTGGTCAGTAGTTCGTAGATGATAGGAGCTCTGTCCCTTACATATCTGTATCGTGGCATATATCCATTCCTCATTCCACGGTCCTTTGCTTCGTCATGTGCGTAGCTGACTGCTATTCCCCACAAACCGCTTGTCTTATCTATTTGTATCATATCAGTCCTCCTTTTGCTTCAAATAAACGATGTTATGGTTGTCATTCCAGTCCCAGTCATCTATTTCTCCCAGATAAACCAAACGGTTGCAGTATAGTCCCAGCGCCCTTTCGTATCCAAACTCTTTCAGGTCTTCTCGAGTGATGCCATATTCACCGGCACATTCAGCCAGACAATCAGTCCAGCTACCGAGCGTTATTCGTTCCTCCGGGTGAGCGTAATATACATCAGCCAGGTCATTCAACACGCCAGCGATAGTGTAGCTGGTCAGTCTTTCGGGCTTCATAGGTTGTGTCTTGTATAGTTCGCCGAGCTTGTTGATGTCGTAGTAAAACATTATCCGTATGCATTCGTCAGTCGGGCTCGTGCTTTCCGCCTTGCTGATGCTGATGTAAAACGCGGTAGGGGACCATTTGTGCTTGTATATCAGCTCGTCTATAATCAGCGTGGCCACCTCGTCCCTTTCTTCTGGGGTCTGTATAGCGTCCCACATTTCCTTGGAGCTACCTGCGTCGTGGATGTAGTATAGGGTCATTTCCTTATCGGCCTTGATAGGGACCATTTGTGCTACTCTGCTGTTGATGCATTCAGCTATTTCCTTGCATTCCTTGGTAAAATCGTTAGTTCTCATTTTCGTCGTTGTTTATGTTGTTATTTTGCTTTTATACCCATATGAGCGTAAAACTCGTCTTCGCTTTCGCAGCTGTGCTTATTCAGCTTCTTGTCGTACCAGGTCCATCGGTTATCTACCGTTGACCACCCGCCAGTCAGTAGTGGAAAACTTGCCCCTTCGTAGTCAAAAATGTCTGCTACATAGTCCGGGTCCATTTCCAGGTCGCTCCAAGTCGTAAAATAGTTCGGGTCCTCGTTATTGACCAGCTCTGCGGTGAAATCTACATAGTAGGAACGGCCGTCAGCGTATTCCACCTTGTTGAAACTGTGCTCCATATTCATCATGCGCTTGTAAAAATAGCCTTGGCAGACCTTGATAGTGTAGTCTCCGTCGTGGTGATGCTTAATGAATAGTCCCATCAGCGCTGCGTTGCCATGGCAGCCGTTCTTCTCAAGATTGTCCTTTGCATATGCCTTAATGTCTGTCAGCTCGTTGTTGCTGAAAACATCGCTTATGCTCGTAAATGTTATTCTCTTCATTTTAGTCGTTGTTTATGTCTTCAAAAAAAAGTCCCGGTCAATCTCAAGGCCTCCATTCCTATTGACTGACCGGGCATATATATTATAAAACCTATTGTGGTCTTGCCCGTGGAACGATGGAGGAGCGTTCCCGTATCTCTCTATACTAAATATACAAACATTTTTCTTGCTTCACAACTATAAATAGTATTAAAACCGAAAAAAGTTGAAAATATTTGCATTTTTTTTGCTAAATTTGCAGTTTTTTTATCAACGCCCGGCTATACATTTGCTTGCCGTTCAGTATCGGTCTGTGTCCCTTGATGTATTTCCCGTCAATCTCCGTGTATTCCCCGTATAGGAGCCCCTCGAGTTTGATGAACACCCTATTGTACGGGACGACCGGTTTGTCATGTACAAGTAGGTAGGGGTTCTGTATCCGCCAGGTCTCGTTGCCAGCCTTGTATTTCTCCGCCTTGTCCTCTGTCGGTGGCGTGTAGAAACCACATTCGGTCTCCGCCCATTCTATATCACCTCCACGACCTTCAATCACCACATTATCCAGGTTCTTATCTATTATCGTTATCGGCACGCCCATCACCCCGTCATAGTCGTAGGGTATATCCTTGACACTATTCACATTTATCGCGTCGTAGTTGTCATATTTCGGGTAGTCCTTCTCGTTGTATTGCTTGGTCAGTATCAGCGGCGGCTTATCGGGCGTTGCCAGCGTCGTTATCCAGCGTGTCAGTCCTTGCAGGCTCTTCGGCTCGTCCTCCGGTGGTTGGTCGTAGTCCTTGGGAATAGTGTAGCCGATGGTCAGTATCTTGTCCTTGATGAACGGAAAAGTGTCCTTGCCGCTGACCGCGTTCTTGTTGCATATCAGTAGGCACGCTTTCATTTCCTCTTCTGTATTATCAGGCGTTGGAATAGCTTCTTGCCGTTTATTTTCAGGTCCGCACGCTTTTCCAGTATCTCGTAGTCTTCAAGCTCATTCTGGTATTTTAAAAACGATGTTGGAACACCCATAGGTCCGTCATAGTCATAGGGTATTTCACCTATTCGCTTGATTTCAATAGCGTTATAGTTGTCATAGACCTTGTATTTTTGTCCTTCACAACTCTTGGTGAGGACGAACGGCTTGTCATAGTCCTTTACGATGAGCGTTGTGTACCATAGGCATAGGACCTTTGCCGGTACGCCGTCCTTGTCTTCCAGCCATATCCCTTCGTCCTCCAAACGACCGTGGTGCCCGATAAATAGCTTCTTGCTCTTCAATAGGGGGTATCCGTCCTTGTACCATGTCACGCTCTTCGGTCCCAGTATCAAACACCCCTTCATATCTTTTGTATTATTAGCCTTGGAAACTTGGTCTTTCCGTTTATTTTCGGTCGCAGCGGTCCATCAACGATGTCATAGTCATAGTCTCCATTCCCACGCAGGACCACCGTTGTAGGCACGCCCATCAGTCCTTCATAGTCTATTGGTATATCAGCGTATCTGCTTACCTCAATCGCGGGATAGTCATCGTATTCGGGGTATTCTTCCGGGGTATAGACCTTGGTGAGCTCCAAACGCCTTTCCATCTTGGACCGGTCAGTCATCAGCGTGGTATACCAGAAACATTCGCCCACCCGGATAGTATTACCTTGGTCATCATCGTAATAGTAGATAGTCGTGTATCCGCCCCGTATATCCTTCTCTTGGAATAGTTTGACGACCTCGGGGTAGGTGGTTGTAAATGCGGGGCCCAGTATCAGGCTTGCTTTCATTTGTCCCGCTTGTATTCTCCCTTATCATTCTTGGTGAAAGTGCCGTCGTCCAGCCAGTAGATGAAATCGCGCCATAGACTGAACGGTGGGTTGGTTATCACTATATCACACGCGTCCTTGATAGCTGTACATTCGGGTGAGCGGAAATCTCCATTCTCTTCCAGTTGGGTGATGGTCTCGTTCTCCCCATCATAGTCATATCTCCACGCACCATCACCTATATCATAACAAGTTGATGTATAGTGCTTTAATCCGTAGTGATGAAAGTTGTCTTTAAAGTACTTGGTAAAGTTGCTCCATCTGTAATCATCGCAGGGGCTGTATACCCATTTTCCTTCCAGTTGGTCCCTGTAATGCGATATCTCTTTTTCTATATCAGCGTAGCGGGTATAAAACTCATCATTCTTGGTAGTTTTTGCTTTGTGTAGATGCTCTGTTCTGTTTTTAGACATTCTTCATAGGCATTATCTTTTTATTATTTTTTAAAAACTATTTCTATAACTTATCTTTTCTTTATACATAAATTGCAGTATCTCAACTATTTCTTGGATAGTCATATCACAATTACAGATAGTCTTCAGGTTATCTTGTAGTATATGTAAATCACTATTATTCCGTTGGAGGAAAAATGTTATATTGTTCAACAAACAACTATAATCTTTTGTAGGATTATTCAAAAAATCTTTTAGATAGTATTCTGTATCTTTATTCTCAACATATATATCTTTATCTTCTTCAACATATATATCTTTATCATTATCTACATATACATCTATATCTTTTTCTTCTTCAACATCTACCTCAACATCTACATCTACATCTTGGGGGTTTTTCTGGGGGTTTTGAATAGCCTGTGAGGGCGTTTTTTCAAAAACCGGGTTATTATCTGGGGTTTTTATAGGGTTATTGGGGGTTATTACCGGGTTATTGAAACAAGAAACATTATCAAAACTATTCTGGGGGTTATTCTGGGGGTTTTTGCTCTGCTTCCATTCTTCAACTCTTTTCTGGTAGTCTTCCTTGGTCTCACCCTTCTTCGGTCTTCCTATTCCGCCTCCGTTCTTACCGCTTTCCTTGCCCTTGTTGCCATTATCTACGGCCGCACGGTATCTGTTATCCGCAGCTTTCAACGACGGGACCACCTGCTTCAAAATGAGCTTAATGTATTTGTTATCGGTTATTATCTCGTCGGTATCACCAAGTGCGTAGTCAGCGTACGCCAGGAGGAGCTCAAGTGCCTCGTCCTTTTCCATTTCCTTTGCGGCCTCAACGATAGTTCTATACAAAAGGCACGCGTCTTTTTTGTTTTGTGGGTTCATTCTCCATTTTGTTTATCTTTTTATTATTGTTGTCAAAAAAAATGCGTTCAGTCTTTCCGGGAACCCACATCCGTACTTGACTAAACGCAGACCTTACGGTCATTTTCTATATTTCTTCCACCTATATGCTTGTGTGGGTTCGCATATGCGGCTTCTTTTTCATTTCTATAAATAAATAGTTGGATAAATCGTTTTCTACATATAAAGTACAAAAAAAGTTGCTAAAAATCAAGCTTTTTTCATTCTCCTTCCTGGTCTGGTTCAACGAAACACACGGTCTCGTTTTCGCATGTTATACGGACCTGGGCATATGCTCCGGCTACACGGTCATTCAGCTTCTCCGGCATAAAATTGCGGATAGTATAGGTATCCTCAACATCAGCTACGCCCGGAATAGACCTTGCACCGATGAGGATATTTTTCAGGTTCTCAATAGACGAGCTGAAAATGTCAATCGTATTGCTGTTATCCTCCAAAAGTCTGTCAATATAGTATAGGGTCAGGTCATATCTGGTCGTATCGTCCTTGACCGTATGCGTGCCTGATGGTATGATGAAAAATAGCGGGTACCAGTCTACCTGCAGGGGGTTTATCTCGGCGAGGGACGCTCCTGCTGCGCTAAAATTGACGAGCTCCTGGGCTTTTGCCATTTCACCGAGCTCTTTGCATAGTTCCTGTAAATTCATAGTTATCTTTTTATCTTTAATAGAAAAAACCCTTATATTCCGGCATTATTAGGCTTTTTCCTTATAAAACGGAAACATTATCAGCTTCCTTCCTTAAAAAACGGAAACCCCCCGGCCGAATTGCCGAGGGGCGTCTTCATAAACACGACAAAATGAGAGAAAAAAATCGTGCTGTGGTTGGTTCTTAATAGTAAATCGAATATTTATCTTTACCCACGGTTGGAAAGTTATATTTAAACCACACCGTGTGGCATTATTATTATACATTCATTTCTTTAAAAAAACAACATTTTTGTCAAAAAAATGAAAAAAATGACATTTTTTTAGACATTTGCCAGTTTTTTTTGTTTTTCGTACTATTTATTTAATGAAAAGAAAAAATAAACACATAAACAACGACATTATGAACACATTATGGACTATTATCAGTATGCTTTTTGTTGGTATTGCCAGCTACATTATCGGTATCTTTCGCGGTTGGAAAACATATGAAACACCATGTCCCAAGGCGGAAACCGCGCTCTATTACAAGTCCGGGTATGAGGCAGGTATGCGTGAGGCCAAACGCCAGTTCAAACGCGAGGAGAAATCACGGGAATTTATTGCTTCGTTGGAGGACGCGTTAGGACCGGAGGACGAGGAAAATGTCATAGACTGCGGGGAGTACTAAATAAATGCCCGCTTTGCCACCAGATTTGACGCCTGACGGACTTTTAGAACAAAAACGAGTAATCTGTCATTAAAAAATAAACGCGCTCTACGGGGCTTTAAAACACGAAAAAACGGACCTTTTATCGGGCCCGTTTTTTTAGGTATATATAGGTGGCCACGAGGACCGAGGACAAAATGATGTATATCCATAGCCATTTTTCGTACGGGTAGTGAGTTTTGACAATCTTTTCTACCTCTACGGGGACCTCTTTATAGACCAGGCTGTCCCTATAAACAATCTTCTCGCGGTCTTTGTATTTGTAGATAGTGCCTTGCTTGTTGGTCAGCGTCCCTTTCAGCGTGTGTGTCGTCGTATCCACCCAGGCACTTGCTTTTGCCATCGTGGTCTCCATTTTCAGCGTATCGTAGGGCGGAACCACATCTTTAACTACCTCAATCGGTATCAACACCGTGCTGTCCCGCAGTCTCAAGCTGTCCCTTATCTCGTACCGTATTTCCGTCTGCACCGGTACGGGTTTTATCGTCGCGCACCCCATCAGCGTAGCCAGCAATATTATAACGCTTAAAAAGTATCTCATCTTCCTGCTCCATTATAGACCTTCTTCCATTATCCTCTTCATAGCGTTGGCATGTATCCGGGCGAGGACATCTATTCCTTCCTCGCTCTGCATTATCGCGTTATCCTTCTTATTGTCGTAGAATAGGTTTTCCGTGAGGACCGCTGGCATTATCGTATTCTTCAGCACATAAAAGTTCTCTTCCCAGTCTTCCTCGTATAATTTTTGCTTATACTTGCGCACCTTGCACCCTATTCCGGGGAGGAGCTTGTCGGCTTCCTCAATAAAAACATTCGCAATCGGGTCGCTCTTCGTGTATCCCTTGCTCGTATAGATAGCCCAGCCTCGAGCGTTCATCCAGTTCTTGCCATTACCCGCCGCGTTCCCGTGTATGCTGATGTAGCAGGTATTCCTTCCGTATTTGTTTGCCTTTGCGGCCCGTTGGGATAGCGGAACATCGTTTTCCTCATAGTCCAGGACGGCGATAGGTATATCCATCTGGTCGCAGTAATATACGATGCGGTCAACGAGGCGCCGGTTGAATTCCCATTCCATGAGTTTTCCTTCCGGGTCTCGCTTTCCGGGCGTATTCTTGCCGTGTCCTGGGCTTATGATGAACATTTTAGTCATTTTCCTCTTCTGTATCTTCTTGCAGTTGGTCCTCGGTCCGTATATTCTCATTCTCGTCCTCTGGCTTCTTTATTTCAATAGTTGTATTACCGTGTGATATTGACGCGCTGTGTCCTCTTTCAACGGCGGCAGCTACCTCACCAAGTGCTGCGAACGCGAATAGCTCACCGACCGCCGCAAGTACGCTTCCATCAACGACCGCGAGGGGTGGAATAAAAAACGATGTTATAATCAGGCCGATAGCTACCACCAAACACGCCAGGAAAACTCTCTTGTGGAAACGGGAGCCAAAAAACATATCAAGCTTGCTCATAGTATTTCCTTTTTCCTTTAATATTATTATTTGCCCAGCCATAAACCGGTGCGGGCGTATCTCGGCTTGCGTTGGCAGGTGCAGAAACCGTCCGGGACCTCTTCGTAGGCCTCTTTATTCTCACACAAAAAGTCCATCAGCTTATTCACGGCGTCATAGAAAAATGTCTCGTAATATTCAGCCATATATTTGACATCACCGGCGCTTGTTGCCTGTACATTCGTATCGCTGTTTTTGACCACGCCCATATTCCTTATTTTCAGCGTCATCAGCGTACATAGTTCAACGGCGGTACGATAGACGAGGACTGGTACCAGATAGTCATCAAGGAGGACCTTATACGCCTCGTTTTCCTCATCGTCAATAGAGCTTCCGGTGCCTTTTACCTTGTTATAGACGAGTTCCTGCATATGCTCCACCAGGTCCGTACCGATGATGTCCTGCAGGTAGATATTCTGTGAGATGCGGATAGCGTTGCCTACCTCGCTTTCATTCACATTCAGGTTTATCACCCCGTAGGTCTTTACCTTCTGGGGAGAAATCAACATAACATTCTTATAATCAGTCATTTCCTTATAGTTGTTTGCAGTTATTCTTCGGTACCGAAATCTATTACGAACGGGGCGATGTGTATTCCGTCCTTTGCTCCGGTTATCTTTTCCAGCGCCTCTATTATTACATCTTGCTGGGGTTCAATCACACTCTTTTGAAAAAGTTTATAGCTGTCGCGGTATTCGTTGGTGGCGAAACCGGTTGATATTCCATTCACCAGGCCCATGAGGAGCGGGGTACAACGCATAGACACAAAAATGTTGGTTCGGGCGTTATCCTTTATCGCTATATATCTTTCCGGGGTCTCGTCGCTTTCAATCTTGGTTACCTCTATTCCGCTTCCGTCCTCATTCTTCCAGTATAACATAAAGTTGGCCTCGTTTTCGCTTCCACAAAACTTGCTCTTTATCGCTTTTTCTATACCTTCCTTCTGTTCATCGGTTAAGTTGTTGTTTTCCGGGAAATTAAACACATATTTAGCTGAAAAACCGCGAGCTACGGTATTCAAGCTGTATTTTGCACACTCAATCTCGGTTAGGACATCGTATATTGCACCGGCGAACGGAGGGAGGGGGTAGATGCTGTTGGTAGTGTCATTCTTGTAGAAAAAAATCTGGGTCGGGTTCTCCTTGTTGATATTCGCGGGGTCAAAACGGTCAAACTCCTGGCTCTTGGACTGATATTTTGTCCATTTCTTTGCGTAGTATATCTTGGTGCCGTCCTCATTTGTCCTACAACGACCGAAGTCCAGCGGGAATAGTTCAACGACCTGACCGAGCTTATTGTAAATGACCTGGATAGCGAAACCGCCATAGACATTCAGGTTAAAATCGATTTTGCTGATGAGCTGTCGCATAGTCAGTCCGGTCCTATTCACCTTCTCACGCCAGTATGCAGCGTTATCGTCTATTACGATGTCATCTCCCAAAACATAGTTGATGATGCCGTCTATAATAGCTTTCAGCGTTGCGCTCTTGTTGTAGCAGTTGTGGTATAAAACGGGCAGTTGGTTGTCCAGTCCCCAGGTCACCAGGCTCTTATTGCCATAGATAGTCTCTTCTGGGTCCACCACATATTTGTTTTCTATATCCAAAACGGATAGCTGTATTCTGTTGTCTTCCATATCGTTGTTTTTTGTTAGTTATCGTAGTAAAAAATCAGGTTATTATCCTGTGTCTCGTCATATACATTCTCATAGACGGGCACGCCATCACCTATTTGCAGCAGACCGGTAGATGGTTGCAGGTCGCGGAGGAGGACATCGCCTTCCCCGGTATGCAGGATAGTATTAAGTATTGGGATATTTAGGTCGTATTCAACATCGTCGCGGTTGTTGATGAGGACCACATAGGTATATTCCCCGTCCGGTACATCAAGCTCCGTATCAAAACGGTAATATAGGTGGTTATCGCTTATATCAGTCAGCCCCGAATAGATAAAAAACTCCTTGCTGGCATTATTTTCCAAAAGTAGGTCGTATTTCGGTTCTTTTTTCATATTTTTTTCTATTTTCATCTGTCTTTTAATAGATTTTTGTAGAAATTCAACAAAATGAGCGTCCCGTAGTGGAACGCTCTTCGTATCAGTATGAGGGTTTAAGTTTATTGTGGCTTTTCGCTGATGCCTTTGACGCGGTCCGCATAGTTAGCCCAGGTAGGAGCTGCTTTATATGCTTCAACGGCTTCGTCTGGCACATAAAAATAGGCATTTGCAGCCGCATGTAAAACGCTCGTGCCTATTTTCGGTGGTGTAACGGCGTTGATAGTTATCGCAGTTAGGACGGAGCAGCCCATAAACACTTGATTGCCGAATTCGGTTATTCCGCTACCGATATTTACCGTACGCAGTCTTCCGCAATATACAAAATTGCCGCCGTCGGTTATAGCTGTTACACTATTCGGTATATCTATTGTTGTCAGTCCTGTGCAGCTTTGAAATGCACCCATTCCTATTTTTTCGTAGCCTTCCGGTATAAACACGCCGGTAATAGAATTGCAGGAATCAAATGACGGTATATTTACCTTTTTGCTTTCAATAAAACGAGCGGTATGCTGACCGGTAGTAGAAAAACGATAGTCTTGCCAGGACGTCGCTGCGGACTGTCTTGGTATTTCTATTTCGTCGTCAATCACTATTTTTTCCAGGTACGAACTCGTATTGGTCATTAGCCTGGTTGTTTTAGTAGTGCTCGTCACATTATAGGTAACAATCAGGTCGGTCGGTATTGTTGGCCACACTATATCGGTACCCAGGTAGATTTTCTCCACCTGGGTATCGCCCACATATGCATTCTGTATCTCGTTATTTGTCATTTTCCTTCTTGTTTTATCAGCTTATTTGCATATGCGTTTTTGTTGGTATTAGATGCGGGTTATCAGCTTGGAACAATAGGGACGTATACGGAAGTAGCCTACCCATTCAGATTTAATACGCGAATTAAAAAAACCAGAACCCGTTGAGAACCACGCATCTTTATCGCTTTTTTCAGTTGACGTCCCTCTCTGTTTCCCTTGGAGTACAAACAAACCTGCCCCGATAGCTCTAAAACCGGAATTTAGTTTTGCCAGTTCTTCATCATTATTTTGCAGAAAATATAGCTGTCCGCACGCAGGGACAAACCAGTCTCCTTGTACGGTACCGGATGTATGATAGCGCCAGGCACATTCAAACACCGGGTAGTATCCAGCTTCATCAGCGAAAGTAATAGCAGATGCTGTACGCCAGTCAGTCTGTGCTGTGGCATAATTAAGTACGGCCTGGGTATTTGCCTTACCATTCATATCAGTAATAGCCGTACCTGATGTTTCATAGTTGGTGAGCTCTGGTATATCAAAGTTTGAATAGCCCCATTCCATGGCCTGCTCTGTTGGTTGTCCGCTGTCTGGGCTTGTCTTTGATAGCCAGTTCAGCCCCATAAAAGTAATCTCGCCGGTAGGGCCTGATATTACATCATCTGTCTGGGACATAGCTACAACGCCGACCGGTACATAGCCAGCTGCCGGATAGCTTGTGGTATTATAGTCAGCCTGCTTAATGAAGTGGAGCAGGTCGTCAGCCACGGAATAGACCACGATGTCTCCCGTCTCGGCTATATCAGCGTTATGTCCATAAATGACCTTTTTGTTATCAGTCGTGTAGGCAATAAACGGACGAGAAAGTTCCTTGTTGTTAAGTGCGGTCTGTACATCACCGCTGGTTGCATAGGTTCCTATATATTTTGCCATAATATTTGTGTATTTTTTTCTATTTTATTGTTTATTAGTCTTTTATGATGTAAAGTGTCGCTGGGTCTTTTGCTACAATAGCGTCATATTCACTCTGTGTACCAGACCAGATATTTTTGACGACCGAGCTCTTAACGGTTGCCGTATTCAGGTCATTTAATGCCGCAGATGTTGCCAGCTCCTTGTCCTCAATATTGTCATTTATCTCCGCAATAGCCGGGTCAACATAGTTCTGTATATGAACATTTACCTCTCCCGCTTCAATTTTTCTTGCAGCGATATTATCCACTTCAGCCTTTTTGTAATATTGCTGGTCCAGTCTGGCCTCAATATTTCCCTTAAGGTCATTTACGGCCGCAGCGATAGGGAGCTCTATATCTTCCGTATTTCCACCGACCTCATTCCAGTTCTCGCCGTCATATTGGTAGACGCTCACGGTATCTCCGCTTGCGAGGGCCACGACGGTACCTGGGTCTGCATTCAACGGAAACTCGGTGACCGGGGTGAGCTCATTTCCAGCGGCTCCACCTTCGGTAACGCAGGTTTTCATCCAGTTGATGCTGACCTTGCTCTGGTTGCCAGATAGTCTGTAATAGCTGTTAGCTGCGACACCGGTAACTAGCCGGGTGACGCCAGCTCCTACGGTGAATAGGTTAGAAAAGTTAGTACCGTCTGCGGATATTTGCAGCGTGTATCCTTCGCTGGACGGACTGATAGAAAAGTTGTTGGTGAGGACCTGGAACGGTTGCTCACCGGTAATCTTTGTAATCATTCTTCTTCGTCTTCTTTATGATTTTATTTTCTCTTTAATATATTTAGTTGGAACATTCATAGTAAATAGTAAAAAATAGGGGACCACCATTCTCTGGCAGTCCCCGAAAACCAGTCCTTGTTAGGCGGTAGCGAAAATAGTCTGCACGAACCGGTTATTGAATAGCCTGTATTCTGTCTTCATAGGCTTTCCAGTAGTGATTTCCTGTTGTTGAATTCTTGTAAGTCTCAACACTTTCTGCTGGAACATATATAGGTGCGTCACCGGTGCTTGCGAACGCCGAGCTACCTATTTCGCACGGTACGGAATTGCGAACCGTGATGCCATATACCGGTAGGGCAGCGTCAAATTGGAACGAAAATGCTCCTATTCTTTCTATTGTCGCCGGTATATCTATTCCACGCAGATAGGCGCAGTATCTAAACGCGTTATCGTCTATTCTGGTCAAACCGGAGCTTAATGTTATTCCGGTCATTTGACCACACGCGTTAAATGCGCTTGCGCCGATAGTTTTTATTGTATTCGGTAAAACCACGCCCGTGAGCGATGAACACCCGCTAAACATATTTTCAGTAATAGCAGATAGACCGGAGCTTATGCTTACCGTTGTCATAGCCGTACATCCTTGGAAAACACCGGTCCCTATTCCAGTAACACTATTCGGCATTTGCATGCTTGTCAAACTTGTGCAGTCCATAAATGCACCATTATAAACGGTTCTTAAACTATTCGGTAAAACGACATTATCCAGCCTGTTGCAGCCCCTAAATGCGTCTGCACCTATTTCAGTAATAGCTCCATTTATTGTTGCGCTCTGCAGGGTCTTACAATCTTTCATAGTACCAGACGAAATCTTTGTTATACCGGTACCAAATGTTGCAGTTGTCATTCCCGCGCAGTCCTTGAAAACATAGGTGCCCATAGTCGTTACACTATTAGGTATTGTTATTCCAGTCAGCGACTTGCAGCCTTGGAACGAGCTGTTGCCGAGATTTGTCATCCCGGAGCCCAAATGAACCGATGTTATTCCGGTGCAGTCAAAAAATGCTCTTCCGCCTATTACGGTCATTCTGTCGTTGATGACAACATTTTTCAGCTGTGCCGCACCTTCATATGCTCCGTACGGAATAGTGGATGATAGGTACCAGACCTCGAGGGTATGAGGGTCCGTATCACCAAAAGTATATGCTGAAACCGGGGTTATATCAACGCCGTCAATAGCCATTTTGTTAACGCTGGCCAGATTTTCGTCCTTTGATATTAGGACTGACTGGCTTGCTGTTTTAGCTTGTACGGTAGCGGTTAAATCGGCACTACCTGAAACCGGGTCAGCTACGGTGAGGACTGCACACGAAGTCAGCTGGCTTACCGTATCCTCAACACAAATATTGGTATTACCAGCAGCTACGGCCGTAATTGTACCACCGTTATCTACTGTAGCGACATTAGGGTCAGCTGATGTGAAAACCAGACGGGTAAATGCTCCACCAGGCGTGATAGAAACATTCGTATTTCCGGTCTCGCCAGGTTCAAGTGTAGGAACGCTCACGCTGATAGATGTTGCTGTGGTAGGTTGGCATTCCTCCATTCCATCAGTATATCCGCTGTCGTAGCCGTTGGTATAGCCACTACCATATGCGTTATCCAGGTCTTGCTTCGTGTATCCGGTCTGCGGAACATTCACCGTAACGGCGGACCATCCATCTGGTCTCGTGTAGGTTCCGTTGGCGGTAAATGCTGTAAATGTGAGCTTGGCTTTCTGGGCATTTCCTCCGTCAGTAACGCCAGATGTGTAGCCACTACCGAAACCGTCAGTCACACCGCTCGTGTATCCGCTATTCCAGCTGTCCTGCATTTCCTGGTCTGTATGACCGGTCTGTGGCACATTTATCGTCACATTATTCCAGCCGTCTTCCCTTGAATAGGTACCGTTGGTAGTGATAGCGGTGGAAACAAGTTTTGATTTTTGCTCGCTTATACCATCAGTATGACCGCTCGTGTATCCGCTGTTATAAAAGTCCTGGCAGTCGACACTTGCTTGACCATCTGTATATCCGCTGTCATATCCAGTTCCAAAACCATCGGTATTGCCACTCTGGTATCCTTCGTTGTATCCGTCAGTATGACCGCTGTCGTATCCGTGCTCAAAACCGTCAGTATAGCCAGACGCATAGTCGCCACCGCAGGTATTCACACCGTCCGTGTAGCCACTATTGTATCCAGGTTGCCAGCCATCTTGGTATCCGTCCGTACGACCGCTTGTATATCCACTCGCGTATCCGTCCGTAACGCCAGACGGGTATCCAGCGTCATATCCTCTTGTCCAGGCGCTGTTTATATTCGGGTTGATGTCTATTGACACAAATATATCGTTCCACCCGTCTTCTCTGGTGAAACTACCGTCCAGGTGGTTTTGATAGTTGGTCAGGTCGTTTTCGCTTATGTCCAAACGGGTCAGTTTTGCCTTCTGTGCTTCCTCACCAGCCGTTACACCGCTTCCGTACCCGTCGGTCTTTCCACTTGTGTAGCCACTCGCATATCCGTCTGTCTTTCCGCTTGTATAGCCAGACGCATAGCCGTCCGTAACACCAGATGTGTAGCCACTCGCATATCCGTCTGTTTTACCAGATGTATATCCGCTGTCAAAACCATTCTCGCTTCCGTCCGTATATCCACTCTCGTATCCGTCGGTATATCCACTCGTATATCCAGCGCCGCTCATAGACGGAACATTCACTACTACCTGGTTGAAACCGTCCTCACGCTCATAGGTACCGTTGGTTGTGATAGCGGTTGAAACGAGCAGGGTCTTCTGGTATTCCTTGCCTTCCTCATATCCGGTATCATATCCGGATTTCTCGCCGTCAGTCCTACCGCTGTTATATCCGGGTTGCCAGCCGTCGTCATATCCGTCTGTCCTACCACTCGTGTATCCGCTTGCGTATCCGTCAGTTACGCCGCTGTTATAGAAATCGGTACAATCAACGCTCTCCTGGCCGTCGGTATATCCACTCGTGTATCCGCTCTCGTACCCGTCCGTATAGCCGCTATTGTAAAAGTCCTCACAATCAACGCTTTCGGCACCATCAGTATAGCCGGAATCATAGCCCTTGTCAAACCCTTCTTCCAGTCCTTCGGTATATCCGCTGTTGTACTCCTCACGGCAGTCGCATTCTATTTCCTGCGATAGCCCCTTGGGGATGTTGATGATATTATAAATCTTCATATCGTTTTTTGTTTTTAATATATTTTAGTCCGTATTTACCGTATGAAAACAAAAAATGCCAGGCACTATACCTGGCATTCTTTTTTAGCCTATATCAAGCTTACTCACCGAGGACGACCTCATCAGGGAACTTGATAGCTGTACCGGCACGGAAAAGGACACGGAACATAAATTTCTCTTCCTTCTCGTCAAACCAGAGCCTGTAGGTCTTCTCGCTTCCTTCAACATCAGTTGCATAAACGAGGGCGTCAGCGGTAGCAGCGACGATAGCGTTGGCACCTTCAAGGCCGAGGACCGGAACAATCTTAATGCGACTGTCGCCGAAGTAGGTGATGCTTTCAGCAGCGGCGTCAAGGACGGGCTTGTTGTTGCAGCAGGCACCATTCTGCTCCTGGATGTAGGCGCGGAAATCGGTAGGGGAAACATAGATATTCACACCCTTCTTAAGCATTTTGAACGAAAGTGCAGCGACGATAGCGTCAATCTTTGCGGATGCGGTTGCACCGGTCTCAAACTTAACGGTCTCACCTTCTGCGCGTGCGTCAGCTACGAAACCGGAGATGCCGAGGGTAGCGTCGCCCTTCCAAACCAGGTCCTCAACGGCGTCCTGGATAGCGTTCATATTGCTTTCAGCAATCTTCTGCTCAAACGGGAGCTTCTCTCTACCGGCTTCCCAGAGGAGCTGATAGTTCATATATTTCTTCTCAAAATCCTTCCAGCAGAATTCCTTCTCCACCTCAACGGCCTTGGTCTCAATAAAACGCTGTGCGAAAGTGTCGCTACCCTGGGGGTTCCAGCCACAATTTGAACCGTCCTGGAGAACGACCTCGCTGTCCAAATAGTTAAGTGCGTCCTTATATTTTACATTCGGCATAATCTCAACGAGGCCGAGGGTCTTGCCACCAAGTGTAGCCTTGATGAAAAGTTCGTCTTTGTGCTCCTGGATGTAGTCAGGGAGAGCTTTGATGTTTAATTCATTTGCCATAATATTCTTCTTCTTTTTTTCTTTATTTATTTTTCTTTATTTATTCAGGGAGTTTGCCGCTGTACTCAAAAGGCAGGTATGCAGATGTGCCTTCAATAGTAACATTATATCCATTACGGTCGTCAGCAGATGCACCGGTACCGACCTCTTCGCTTACACCAGAAACATAGGAATCAGCGCCAAGTACCCAGACCTTGCCGTTGTTATCTTCAACGAGGGCCACGAGCTTTTCAGCGGCGAGGGCCATAGCCTCAAGGTGCTTCTGTGCCTCGAGCTTGTTAAAAACGAGCGTGAGGGTATTCGTGTAGTAGCGCGTTCCGTTAGCGTCGTCCTTGGTGAGGGTGGAATTCAAGGATGAGCTATTGCGGGCGAAACTATATTTGTACCAGTTGACACCTGAACCGAGGGTAACATTTGCAGTATGAGCGGTAGTATCCATGGTGATTTCGGCGTCTTCGTAGTAGGTGAGCCAGACATTACGGATGCCAGCCAGGTTAGCGTTGCAGTCAAATGCGACGCCCTGAAGTGTGTAGTCTTTTAAACAACTTGTTGCCATATTCTTCTTCTTTGTTTTTTTATATTCTTTATTATTTTTTCGTTAAATTAGTCCTTACGCAGATAGCTCATAATATTCTTATGCTCATTCTGTTTGACATCTGGGGTCTCATCTACGGGGTCAGCTGCGGGCTCTTCCACCTTTGCGAGCTTTCCTTCAACGCCAGCAATCCTCTCTTCAAGTGCGGCGATGCTGTTGATGATAGCGTTCAGTCCTTCGGTGAATTCCGCCAGGCGTGCTTCAAGTGCGGCTACGCGGTCTTCCACGCTTGCCTCTTCATTCTCGTCCTGCTCCGGTTCGTCGGCCGGTGCTACATCTTCGTTTTCCTCCTGTGCTACCTCTTCCTGGGCGACCTCTTCGGCGGGCTCTTCGGCTACCTCGGCTTCCGGGTCAACGATTTCAGCGACCTTTCCTTCAACGACCTTGATAGTCTTGCCGTCCTCGGTTGTATAGTCTCCGTCCTCTGCTGCTACGGGTTCGCCGTCCTCACCGATGATGTAGACCTCCATTCCTTCTTTCAGTTCCTCGCCGTCAAAAACGAGGGTGGCCTTATCGGTCTTTACCTCGCCCATTTGAAAGTTCAACATGGACTTCAACGCGATGCGTAATCTCTGTGT